ACTCTTAGCTTGTACACGAGCTCCCTCTATTTGCATCTCTGCCTGTAGGCTTTGTTGCTTAAGTTGTGCTGCTTGCTGTGCTGTCTGTTGTTGTAGTTGAGCGTTTTGCTCTGAAGCTTGTTTTGCTTGGTCTTGTTGTTCAGACTGATACTTTTTCCTTCTTAGGATTAACATCTGATTAGCCATCTTCACATTTCTAACTGTACGAATCATGATAGCATCCTCTAGCCTTAACTCTTTCTGAGCTAAAGATACCTGAATGTTTTGTTCCATCATCTGCTTCTCCTCCTCGTTAGGTGCAACCTCTAAGGTAATACCGAACTCATGGATGGATAGCTTCTTCATCATATCTATAGACTCCATAGCTGTCTCACCAATAACATTAGCGTACATACTGTGAAGACCTTTAAAGTTTACTAAGTCTTGCATTCTTATAGTAATACTCTTAGATACTCTATTAGTTACGTTAAGGTAAGCATCATTAATATCTCTTGTAGCATTGTTAGACGCTAAGAGAGAAAGTTTCTGAACACCTACCAAAGCCTCACTAGATGGTTTAGATGCGTCACGTGCCTCGTTAACACCTGTAACGTCACGAATCATCTGCATGTTATGGTTATACACCCCGATAAGAGTACCGAAATCTTTACCTATACCATTCTCTAACTCTTGTATTGGCATAGCCCCAGTCATCTGACCTTCATCGTCTATACGTCTATAATATATATTACCTGTCTGATCGTAAATCTCTTGTAGCTCCATTGGGGTAAACGTACCACCGTCACCCTTAGATACGTTCTCTAAAGAACCTACCTCAAATGCAGCACCCTTTGGTCTCGCCTTAGCAAGAACGTGTTGAATCTTAAGGTGAGCTAGTTGAATCTGATCAGCGAAAGGAACCATTCTATCTACTAAAGAACGACTCTTCATTTTATATAAGTTAGGCTGGTAGATAATATAAGATAAGTTAGTCTCAGATAGAGCTGACTTCTTCCTAGGCATATCCTTCATTAACCCGTAGTTAAATACGTAGTCTGAACCTACTATATATTTTCCTGTATACACAACCTTTATAGTAGAGCTAATAGCTTGTCTATTTGTCTTAGAATTTTTAGGTTGTTTATAGTTGGATGCTTTTTTATTTACAGAGTAACCACCCTTAGTGTTATCTTTCTTCTCGTATTTTAACTCGTGACTTGTAATAAACTCAGCATCTAATATATTAATACTAAACTTATCGTAGTCGTAAGAGTTATCACCGTTATCGTAACTAGCTGAAGTGTTAAAGTTCATTGGGTTGTTATTCTTCCCAGCGTACTCGTTAGCTATATTAATATAATCCTCCTCACTAAACTCATCTCCTGCTTGCTGCTTTAAGTCAGCTATAGTCATTGAGTAAACCTCTCCCGCATGCTTGATGTTCTTATAGTCAGAACTAGAAGAGAAAGAGGTAATAAGGTTTGCTGGGTCTACGTGACGTATCTTAACACCACTAGATGCAGATAGGTCAGTCTTAGCTGCACAGATCCCTAAGACAACTAAGTCACGAATCATGTACCTCTTAACCTCAGAGTAATCGTTTATATCTAAAGTATACTCAATAGCCTTCTCTAAAGCTATCTCAACGTTCTGCTTATAGTTAAGTGCCATAAACATCTCAACCTCTTCAGAACTCTCAGCCACAAACCCAGTAGGAGATAATGGTACACCAGTCTCATCCTCTAAGTTATTTAAGAAGTCTTTGGATAGCATCTCGCCATACATCTTCTTCTTCTTCTCTAACCTTTTGTTTGCTGCAACAGGGTCAATAGATTGAGCCTTTATATCGTACTCCTGGTTTACCATTCCGTTAACGATAACGTCAACAAACTTAGGTACTATAGATACAGGAGTCCAGTCAATGTTAAGGTAAGACGTATCTCCCTCAGCATCCATAAGATCCTTATACTTACCAACGTCTTGATTACCTTCAGCGTAACTTCTATTTCTAGAGTACCTTAGCTTTTTATCCCTAAAGTAAGCATCACTATTGTTATGCCACTCGTAGTACATGGTTCTGAAATAATTTAAACCATAAGCCTTCGATGCTTTCTCTTCGTTTGTAGACAAAGGAGATGGGTAGCCGTTTGATTCTTGTTTTTTGTTAAACATATCTATCTTAGTTTTTTACTAAACATCCCCTTGTTGTTATACTTCTTAACTAAAGGTGATGACATTTTTAATTCTTGCTTTGGTTTAATATATTTCTGAGAAGCTAATAAAGCTAAAGATGAGGATATACTCGCATCATACTTAGTTCTATTATCTATCTCGAATCTACTCCAATCATCAAGTAAGGTATTGAAGTAACACCTTCCCATCTCTCCCGTCTCAGGAAGTATTCCTACGTGGTCGTACACGTATGTAGCTATAGCCTCAGCTTGAGCATTTATAACTGCAGCTCCAGAACCAGGGATACCCTTTGTCTTTTGTTTGCCTTTACTCCACTCAGTATGAGTCATCTCTGGTCTATCCATTAGGTACTCATAGTAACCCCTATTCTCGAAGTACTTAAGTATACCTACCTTGTTGTTCTCTACCAGTATCTGACAACCATAGAAGACACACATCTTAATCATGTCTTCGTAGAATATTTCCGACTTAGGTGGTCTATTAATGTACTCACATACAAACTGCATAGACGCATCACTCGACATACTGAACTTATGAAATACATGAGCAGCAGCGTCAGATCTCCTACCATCAGTAGTGGTGTCATGGTCATAAGGGTCACAACCTGCAACCAAGTTATCGGACCTTCCAGGGAATTTCCTGTTGAATCTAGAAGAGATAACATTCTGCTCTCCAACTTCTGGGACCCAACTAATTTCCCACTTACCTTTTCTGTGTGGTACCCAAATAACTTCGCTATCTCTGTTTCCACTCTTCCATATAAACTCACCCCTTGTTGTAGTTACACTATTAACCTCGTTGTAATCCATCTGTTGATAGATCCTTTCTACGTCAAAGATACAACTTTGAGTATCATTTCTGAAAGCTTCTTCTATAGTAAATGGGAATTGTCTTTTAAATTCTGATAACGCTGTGGTATCATTCTTTAAAGCTTCCCTTCTATTCTGCATATAATCCTTAGCACCTACATCGACAAGTATCTCGTCAACACCCATAACAGGCTTCTCTGGTGTTGTTGTAACAGAGTGACCATACTCGTCAATAAACCCTTCTAGGTTATCGTATGCTGGTATGAATAGCTTATACAATCCACTCTTAGTCCTACCGTTTAAATCTTTATCCTCTATACTAGAGTCGTAGAATATATCCTTGAACTCAGCCCCACCATCTTGTAGTTTATTGGCTGTAGATCCCATCATACATTTACCTACTATTTTTCTACCTAAAAGAAGACACGTCTGAGTAACTCCCCAGTTCTTCTTTATGGAGTTCTGACCTGTCCACTTACCAGCTTCATCATGTATAAGAAGTTTTAACTTCATACCATCATAACTGTTATCAGCAGTATTCCTCCAATCTATAATTGAGTTTAAAGCTTCAGACTCCTCTATGTGTTTTTGATTCTTTGTAATCTTCTTTGCTGGCTCTCTAAACGCAAGCTCTACACGAGGGTTACTTGAACCATCCTGTATAGGCTGAAAAAAGAAAGGGTAGTTACGATATATACGCACTACCTTATCAGTAAACATAGTCTTAGCATCAGCACCCGTCTTAGACAGTAATCCAAAGCTACTCTCGTAGGTCATACTAGCCAAGTTAACCGCCTCACTACTAGCCATATAAGAGAATCCAGATCTACGATTCTTAAGAAAGCACATCCCATAAGAGTTCTTATCAAGCTTGCAAGCCTCCCAAAATATAAAGAAGGTTCTATTAGCTGTTCTATAGTCTGGGTAACCAACATCAATTTTACTCCACTGAATGAACATGTAATGTGATCCAGTTATATATGTAGGAACTCCGTTGTTATAAAACCAAAGGCCTTCTTTTCTACGCCTAAATTCTTCGTCTATGTAGTCAACGAAGTCAGAAGCGTTATCTCTTTTTAAAGACTTAGGTGTATCCAATCTAACCCACTTCTGTTTAGATTTAGGTAGGTCGTGATATAGTATATCTTTATTATACCTAGGTCGTTTAGGTAAAACAATCTCTAAATTGTCAAACCCTATAACTTCACCATGACTGGTATCGCTTAAGTATATTTTATTACTTTCTTGCATACTTCTCAGCAAAAGAACCTTTAAAATCTTTTTTATCCTCTATAAGAGAAGAACCATCTTTAATTCTATCCTCTAGGTTCTTAATACCTAAAAGTATCTCTTGACAATCTTCAAAGCACTCTCTCTTTGCTTTAATAGCTTGCCTTCTCTTTGCGTCATCCTCCTCTAGTAATGGTTTACTTATCTCTTCTATAAGAAGGTCTATAGCTCCTTTACTTGCTTCTATTAACCTCTCTAAGGTATTTAGAGCGTAGTCTTTGTTGTTATCTATCATAAGAAGCTAGTATGTCAACGTTACGCATGCGTAGAAGTTTTCTATCATCTATATCCATCTCGTACTCAGAGTTCTCACTCCACATAACTCTATCTCCAACTTCAACTCCTTGGTCTTTAATCCAATCATTAATAATGACGGCCTTACCATGAAACTCCACCTCAGAAGTTGATGTTTCTAAAAATATTCCAGACTCCGACATTTCAGCTTCCTTCATCTCTTGCTCCATGAAGTTCCACACCCCCACAGGGATATATTCTCCTTTCCTTTCTATAAGGTATATCTGCTCAAGATAAGCCTGATATATATTATCCTTGTCTGCGTGACTAACATGGTTAGTAGGTGTTGCGATAAAGTGGTGAAACCAAACCTTATCTCCTTCCTGTATACCTGCATCACTAGTGTCAAGGGTTGGTGTTTTATACACCGTACCGTATTGTCTAGCTAGTTTCATAGGATCGTATGATGTATCTCTGTACATCTCCTTACCATTTAATAGTATGGTATCCTCTGTTTCTTTTTCTACCTGTATCCAGTAGAGATCTTTAATTGGCTTCATCTTTTTTTTCTTTTACTTTACTTCGTAGTCATCTAGGACATCTGTATTGTACTCTATAGCTGTTGGCTGGGAGAAGAACCTTTTCCAAGGTCTAGAGAACTCCTCCGCTTCTTTCTTTATATATACATCGTAGACTACCTGCTGGTGCTTATACCACGCTGCTTCGTCTTGTATGATTGCTGTTATCTTTAAGGAACCACCTAACATTCGTTGACCTACCTGGTAAGTCAATCCCTGCTTTAAGTCCCCTATCGTAATCTTTCTAATAATAGGGTTAATAGAATCCATTTTAATTTAATTTAGTTTTTATATTTTACTCGTATAAATCTCTTGACAACCTAACATAACCAACCTGCATACCTTTAATAGCTGTTGTAAGTGTTTGAATACCTGTAAAGGGAAGTAGGTCTATATCGTTTGTCATAGCTAAAGACTTTGCTGTAGATACACTCTGAATAACTCCTCCAGCTGTTGTTGCTGAAGTTAACCCATACCTTTTGTTATTAACATATACAGATATTTGTCTGTTCTCATCAAAAGATATTCTAAGCCTATAAACTGTATTTACAGCTACAACAATACCTAAATTTGTTATACGATCAACACCGCCAATACTATAAATAAAATGTAAATTACCATTTGTAGTTAACGCTCCTTGATCATCAGCTGCAGAGTATAAAAAATAAGCTTGATTAGCATCTGTAGCGTATACACCTGTTTCAGTAAGTTTTAATCCAGACCAAAAAGAAGAATCAGCTATATTTCCACTAGTTGATATTGCTGAAGAAAATTCTATTCTATTCTCTGTACCAAAAGGAACTGAAGCCCAACCAGAAGAATTAAAACCTGTACTCATTTCTGTATTTCCAGCTCTAACAGCTAAGATAGTTTTATCATCATTTGTATCACCAGTTACTATTTTTATACCAGCAAAACCATTACTAGGTCTACCTACATTGCTAGATATTTGAACTCCTCCAGAAGTAACTCCATTTAATACAAAGTTTTGATTAGGGGTTACGTATGGGTCTATAATGAATGAAAGTTCAAATCCTTGAGCAGCAACATCAGTACCGTTAGTACCTATTCTTATCTTGCAATTACCATTTGCTACATCATGAACTAATACATTAACCATAGCGTTATCAGCTATAGTTCCTCCATTATGAAGTTGAACATGAACATGAGATGAAGTACCAAATATATGAGTGTTATTAAATGTAAACTCAACAGTGTCTGTTGCTGCTAGATCATGAGATTGCATAGTTATAATACCATACTTAGCATCAAGAGTTACAGCAGTAGTTGCGTTAGTAGCCTGCGTTACAGCAGCAGTTTGTAAACTTGGAATTTTTTCAAAGTACTCTTTTAATTCATATCTATCTTCAGATCCCGATACAGTCCCAGCAACGTCAAGGTTACCATTCTTGTCTATACGCATCTTCTCAGAACCGTTAGTAGAAAACCCCAAGTAATCTTGACTATGATCGTAGTATATCTGTCCAGCGTCATTATCACTAGAGTCACCAAAGAATATATTACCTGAGGATGTAGACCCAGACAGTATAGTTAAACCAGCATCGCTAGAGTTTTCTATCGTTAGTTGATTTGCAAAAGCACTAGAAGAAACAGACCCAGCACTAACACCCATTACATGAAGTAACCCATCAGGAGTGGCACCTGCAGTACCAACCCCCACCTTAGTGAACTCAGCCTTATCTGTAGATAACTTCATCGCTGTAGCGTTACCACTACCCGTCTCAACAGACTTTAAGTTAGTATCCTTAATCTCAGCAGCCGTTTTTAGTATGGTCTGATATGTAGATGATATTGCTTTTCCTTTAAGTGTAGCCATTTTATTTTTTCTTTATTTTTTCGATAGACCTACCTGCAAAGTAAGCACCGTATACTGTTATTAATAAGGTTTGATATATAGGAACGTAACTAGGTTGTATTACAAAGCCCCCTACGTTACCATCAAACAACGACAAAACTACAAAAATTGCAGTTAGGAAAATACATATTAATGGTCGAATATTTTTAGATAACCAGTTATCAGACTTCATGTCAGCTTCCCATCGCTTTGTAACTTCTTGTTGAGCCTGTACTTCGGCTTTCATAAGAACTTCTTCTATAGCTTGCTTTGCAGCTAACCTCTCCTCGTCTGACGTGGTAAGGTTATCTACTATATTACCGACACTACCTAAGATATTTCCACCTAATAAATCTAATAACTTACTCATAGTTATGCGTATCTATATTTAGTATCGTTATCCTCGTCTTTATAAGCTTCAAGGATTTGTTTTCTGTTTCCTTTTTTCTTTAAGGATATATGTATCCAAGCAAAACCAAACTCGTTAATCATTTGATCAAACTCAATTTCACTTTTTAACACCCAGTCGTACACCTCTTTATTGCACATCTTACCATCTTTCCAGAACTGGAGATCCAAAGCTTCACCCTTACAGTGCTGCGACTTACTAGAGCCACCAATAGCACGATTGAGTGACGGGTTGCGATAACCACTACTAATCCTGATAGGACCAAGAGCGTCACGAAGAGGCTGTAAAAGAACATCAATAAGACGTTGCATATTCTGTAAATGTTTTTCGGTAGGATCATTGTCTATACCTAATCTTTTTGCTGTATTACTATGAGTAATCTCAGATAATACAAAGTTCTTACTTAATCTCATCTATGTAAACTTTCCTAGTTAGTACGCCATCGCTTGCTATATAGAAACCTCTTACAGGTTTTACTTCTCTACCCAATACATCGTAATAGTGTGTTGGAATAAATTTTGCATTGTCTAACTCTTCTATACCTATAGTTAAGCAGCCTACGTCTATTATTGTATCTTTAAACTCTTGAGGCCAAGTACCAATAGAATCTATCCAATCTACTTCAGATAAAAATTCGTACTCTGTCTGTCCTACATATAAGTATGCACCATTCCATCCGTCTCCGTATGAATCTTGCATAGCTATTTGATAATACTCTGGTAAAACAACAGCACCTAAGTAAGGAGATACACCTTCTAGTAGTACACCACCATTACAGGTAAGTATCTGCCAAGTAATTTCATCAGGGTATTCTCCTGTTGTACATTCTACAAATACTGTTTGTTGTTGGGCATTAACTGTTTTCGATGCAAACATTAATACAAAAAATAGTAACGCTATACAAAGCACTAACCATCCTGACTCTTCTAATTTTTCCTTCTTCATTATTGAAATTTATTAAATGTTATTTCATCTATAACAGACTGCACTTCTTTTTTTGTTGCGTTTAACTGCATCATAATAGTAGGATTAAACCTTTTTTTCTCTAATCCGTTATCAAATACTATAACGGTAGGAACTGATGTTACTTTGTATTCCGATTGTAGGTCAGAACTTTTAACTATACAAACCCTGTATACGTTGCAATCTTTTAACGAGGGTAAAAATGCTACTTTATTACCATCGTTCCATTCTACATAAAACTCTATTACAACCGTTCCTTTAGCTGTTTTAGAATCAAATGAGCTAGAAGTAACAAACTCTTGAGCTACAATATTTGTAGTAAGTAATAAAAATAATAATGCTAAGTATTTCATATTGCTATACGTATTGTAACAACCCCTAAAACTGCTCCAGCTACATCTGCAGCTAAATCATTCCACTCAGGTTGACCATGCCTAATGTCATAGATTTCTTTAACACCCCCAGCTAAAACAGCTGTACATAATCCTATTAAAATTGATTTCTTTTTGTTTTTAGTTTTATTGTAAACTAAAGAACTAACAGCAGAACTAATTACGTAACTGCCACCAAGATGCAGTAGCTTATCTTGCGGTACTAATTGAGCACACGCATTGCTTGTAATTAATAGTACTATTAATAAAAGTTTACTCATAAAGCTTTTGTTTAATAAGCTTCATATCTTCCTTCATCTCAGAAACATCTTCCTGAGTATTCATTATAGTTTGACGGATTAACTTATCCTTCATGTCAAATTCCATTCGTGTTATAACAGGGTCTGCTGCTACTGGTAACTCCCTAGCCTCTGCAATGTCGTTCTGTAGCACAAACCACATACCTACCAGTGTTGCAATTCCGAATGCTATACCGCCCAAAGTCTTTAGACTTAACTGTATTGACGTATCTTCGCTTAACTCTTTAGCCATTATATTAGAATATTAAATAGTTTATTCCTGCTTGCATATTGTAAGACCTTACGTCCCAATACTTGAGATGTCTTCCCTCTACGAAGATACTAAAATGTTTATTGAATTTAACGCCAAACACAACACCAATATCCCATTCTGTCTCTACCCCAGGGTACGAGTAGGAATACTCACTTAATCCTTTGTGAATTGGGTACACAGAACCCCATGCGTGGACCCAAGATTGCCCAGAATAGAGATAGTAATCGGCTCCTATAACAGCTGAAATTTCTTGTTGAAGCCCTAAATCCTTAAGTTGTTGTGTGTTGTATTCGTTTACAGCATCAGTAAAATGATACGTATAAAACTCTACGTCTGATGTTGAAACATGCGAACCATCATTAGTCCATAACTCATTTTCATCGCTATAAAAACCAAACTCATTAGCTAACTGCCACCAGTGTTTATTCTCAGGTTTAGAGAACCATTCCTCTACAGGAGAGAAACCATACACAGGATGAGAACGATGAGATACCCCTAAGGTTAAATCTATATTACCAAAACTCTTACGTAGTCTAAACTCTCCTAATGTGTAATTAAGATTTATTAACCCGTCATTTACATAAGAAGCTTTTGCTGTGTAACGATCTGATATGTACCTAACCTTATACTCTTGTTGTTTAAACTTCATTCCTCTATTACGGATTGACGAGTACTTAAATAGGTACTCTAACCCAGGAGCGTTAGATATTGTAGCGTAATCACTACTCTCGTCTTCTGAACCAGTATAGAAATTACCCTTCTTTACTTGGTAGTCAAAACGTGCTATCTTTCTAAGACCTACTGTTATGTTGTAGTTAGGCTCACTTACTTGTGTGATCTCTACAAGTTGCCCTGAACCAGCAACGCCATCAACTATAAAAGATTGATTCTCTGAAAAAGGTGCAGCCGTAGAAGCACTAGCGTAAAACGTGGCAAACCTAAATAAAGAAAACCCCATCTGAGCGTTAGATACGGTTGTTGTTAGGAGTAATAATATATATATAATCTTCTTCATTACCACTTTACTTTATCAGCCCAATAGGCTGCAGATAAAACTCCTCTAGCTATATTTTTTCTATGCCTAGCCTTAAAAGATTTTTGTCTATTCTTATTCTTTTTTGTTGAGGGGTTACTTCCAGCACCACTTACACCTTGTTGACCAAATCGTATAGTCTTTACTGTGTTACCACTCTTAGCAACAACAACGTGAGACTTAGTAGCGTGACCAGATGTTTTCTTAGGTTTGTTGTACCCAGAGACTCCAATACGTTTAAGAATGCTTGCACCCTCTTTAGCCTTATTAAAACCTGACTTCATATTAGCGTAATCTTCATCAGATATAGTAGACTTAGATTTTGATCTACTTGTGCCTGATTTCTTTTTAGCGTTTATATTATCGTATAGTCCTCTTTTTCCCATTACTTACCTACTTGTTTTTGAGCTATAGTATGTGCTTGCTCAAATGTTTTACCAGATAACATTAACTTCTCCATAAGATTCATGTGTTTAGAAGTGTGATGAACAGAATGCTTCTTCATAGTTGCCTTCTGTCTATCTGTCAAACCTTTTGATTTCTTAATTGCTTTAGCCATAGGTTATTTTTTTGCAAATTTTTCTACTCCAGAAATACCAAACGAACCAAGTACAACCCACACAAATGAATCGTAAACAAACTCGTTTATCACTAGGTCTGTTCCTACCCATCCTGTTAAGAGATCAGCCACCATTATAAGGCACATTATTGCAAAAGCAATAAACCCTACGATAGCCTTCTCGTTCCAGACGTTATCGTTCTTAAAGATTTCCATTATTATAAGTTATATTCAAAATCAAATATAAACTCTAATGAGTGAGGAGTAAACAACGTATCATCATCAGTCAAAGCTCCTATATTATTTGTTGTAAAAGTTATTAAATTTGCCTCAAGAGACTTAACAATTCCAATAACAACATCATCCGCATCAACTACTGTGTCCCCAACATTAAAATGTAATCTTGGATCTACACCATCTACTATAATAGTTGTTGATGCGTCAGCCCCATAATTACTTCCATTATTAACAGTAACTCCAGTAACACCTGCAAATGTTGGTGTTTCATCTATACTTATAGCTGTAAAGAAAACACTTCTACTACCTGCTAGTGGTTGTAGAACTATTGGTTTGTTAAACGCAGTAGTAAGATTATTATCTGTACTAGAGCTTACATTAAAATTGTCAAAATCTGGATCACCAGACTGAGTAGTATTGTCGTAGTGTGTGAAACCAATTACTCCATTTCTTGCGTTAAAAGATGTTAATGAAACGCTAGTCCCCTGAACTGTACCTATAGCGTTATCAGAAGTATTCATAAATAATAACTGCATATCTAAGTCTGTCGCATCAACCTTAGCTCTATCTACAATAGTTATATTTCTTAATAAACAACCATCACTTATTGGAAGAGGTATTTCTGTTAAAGCAAATAATATATCATTATTTGCGTAAGCATCCAAGTCTAATACTGGAGAAACTCTTACTTGTTTAAAAGGCATAAT